GTACAGAATCTACTGCTTCTGTTCCATACACAGAAACTGCAGGTCAAGGTGGAAATGGTGGAACAAATATTATTAGTGGAACTTACAGCAGTACAACATATTTTAGTATTTCAACTAATTTTACTGGTAATGATCCAGTAATCAAGGGTGGAAATGGAACTCAAGGTAAATTTTGGATCGCACAATATAGTACTCCTCCACAAAATTCATTTGGTCAATTAACTTGGGAAGGTGCGGCAGGAACATCTGGTGCTACTTATGGTGGTGGATCTAGAGGGAAATTCTTAGCAGTTGCATCAAATGCTATTGGAACTATCGTTGAAAGAACATATCCAAATACGGGAACATTTAATATTGCTGCTCAAGATGATACTAAGTGGAAAGTTTCTTCTGCTCAAGTTGAACTATGGGGAGCAAGAGGTGCAAATAATGGTAACTTTGGTCCATATTGTCCTACTGGTCTTGGCGGACCAGGAAAATATTTTCGAATTACTAAAAATGCAAATACTAGTGGTATAATTACTGGTGATTTTGGTTTGTACCCTGGGCAAGGTGGTGTTGCAGCATTTGGATCTGCAGCAGTTACATATGGTGCAGGAACAGGAGCTGGCGGGATTGGCGGTGATGGATATAGCAACAATGATGGTGGTGGAGGCGGTGCTGCGACTATCATGACAGGAACTGTCGCAGGCGGTGGCACAATTATCATGGCTGGTGCTGGAGCAGGTGGAGGCGGTGGTGGTTTTGGCGAAGGTCAGTGTGGAGATAATGGAATCGGAAGTTCTATTACTGATAGCGTACAAGCAACTACACAAACACTTTTTGCTGGACAAGGTGGCACTGGTGGTAACTACGGATGCACAGGTGGCGGTGGAGGTGGAGGTGGAGGTGGAGTTGGTCTCTCATCTCAATCTGGTGGTGCTCAAGGACCTGGCGAGGGCGGTGGTGCTGCTGGTGCTGGAGGTCCTGGCGGCGGCGGTGGTGGAACTGGAGGTCACGGTGGTGGATACGGTGGTTCTAGAGGAATTAGTAGTTTCCGAAGCGACTATTGGACACTTGTTTCTTCTGGAGATTCTGGTGAAACAAATGGTAGAATTAGAGGAGAAGTTACAGAAAATAGAAGTTACTGGACATCAGGTGCTGGCGGTGGCGGAGGAGGTGGTAGATTGGAAGGTACGATTACTTCCCAAGCTATTACTACTACAGCAGCGACATCTTTAGAAATTAAAGTGGGAACTGCTGGTTCTGGTGTTTCATCAAGTATTAGTAGAACAATCAATTCCGCAATTAATTGGACTGAAACTGCAAATACAGTTTCCAGTTCTGCTGGTAACAATGGTTATGCTAAGATTGTTGTTAAGAAATTAATGAATACAATTGGTGGCGGCAGTTCGACAACAACTGGTGATATTATTGTAAAAGCATCTTCTGGCATAACTGAAGTATCTGCTACTGGTAGTGGAGTTGGAACTGCTGGTGGATTTAAGTTACCAGTAACACAAGTACCAGTTATTCAAATTAGCGCACAAGGAGATCAACCAGGATCTGGTGCAACTGCAGTAGCAACTGTTGCTGGTAGTGTTGTTTCTGGTGTCACACTAACTAATGGTGGCACTGGTTATACTTCTGCACCAAAGGTTAGATTTTTACATGGTGCTGGTGGTGGAACAGTTGCAACAACAACTATCAATTCTAGTGGTCAAGTAAATGGTATTAGTGTAGTTGGCAGTAGCTCTCAAGCATACACTCGTTATGTTAAGTTTGGTGGACCAGAATTAGAACGTTTTGTAGTTCTCACAGCACAAGATTGTAGTAAAGTAGAAAGATTTGGCGTTAAGTGTGCAAGAGGAAATAATATTAACGGTGGCGAAAAACCAGATGACAGTGGGGATCAACTGTTGCTGTATTATAATACTGATGGATCACTAAACTTCCCAGATGGTAATTTTATTGGTGTATTAGTTCCAAAACCATCTGATGCTGATATTGCAAGCAATTATGATGGGACTGGTACTGGTACAAACCCAACAAATTGGTATACTTATTTCTTAGATTTGCCGTCTGGAGCAAGAACCGAGAACGTTAGATTCAAAATTGTTCAAAAGAGAATCGCAGCTAATGCTACAAATGACAACGGTGGTAATAATGACCAATATGGTATTTGTGAATTCATTTATGATTATCAGTTTATTAGTGAAACTCAATTTGTTTCTACGCCAGGATCTATACCAGCAGATGCAAAGACTTTAACCTATACAATTGAAGGTAATGCTAATTCATTATATCCAGCTGGAATTGAAGTAAATGACATTACATTTACTCTCAGTTCTGGAACTCCTTTGACACCAACACCAGCATTAGATCCAGTAAGAGCTATTCCTCTGATAGAACCATATGCTCTGACTAAATACTTGATAAAGGCATTTTAATTTAAAATCATGGGTATTTTAACAGAGTCAAATGTCCCACAACTTATACTACAATTGAATGCTATTCAAAGGCAGATAAATTATCGTGGAATTACAAGGGAGATTTCTGACACTTATTGGAAAGATGAGATCGGACCAAGACTTTATCCTAACTGGGATTCTGACAAGGATAAGTTAGTCCAACTCAATTATTATGATAATGGATCTTTTCATGCAAAGAGAAGAAAGTTTGTTAAAAATTTTTCTACCAATCAATACGAGTGGAAAGATTATGAAATGGAAGCATATGAAGTTGAAGAAGCAAAAGAAATCTTCAATCTGTTAAAAGAAGCGTTCTATTTGATTGATAGTGTAGAGAAAGAAAACTTCCAGAAAGAACTTGCAAATGCACATTATGAAGCAAGTAATGTGAGTTGGTTTGGTATTCGTCTGGTTCGTCAGTTCTTACTTGAAGATAGTGACTGGGTATTTCTTCCAGACAGTTCAATTACCGAAGAAGAAAAAGAATTGTGGTTGAAGTATCGTCAAGCACTTAGAGATATTCCACAAATTGATACTTATGTAGAACCAACAGATGTATTGTTCCCTCTCTCCCCAAGAGATTATAATATATTCTACAAAATAGATAATCCAGATGAAGAATACCTGAGTACACCAAATCAGTATCTCAAACTATCTGGTTATTTTGTTTCAACATTTAAAGAAAGAGTTGTACAATACTTACTCATCAAGCAAAGTATTCTAAACCCACTAAATTACAAGTCTTATGCTGATAAGATGAGATCTCTTGATGCTCCTGCTCTTGATACTGAAACATTTATTGATAGTGTATTGGCATCAGTCCAGCAAGAAATTGACCAGGAAGGTGAAGGAGAATGATAGAAGTATTTGATTCAAAAAATATCTTTGATTTACTGTATGATTGTGCTGAAAAGCATGATTGTGCATATGTTTATTTCTTTAACAAATCTCTTGAAAATTGCACAGATCAAGAAAAAATTAAAGAAGTTCATACTTATTATGAAGAGTTCTTACCAGAAGATCTTTTATTGATTATTAAAACTAATCAAGATAATATCATCAAGTTTCTAACAGTTGATACTGCTATGATTAATGCTAAGTCATGGTTTCCAACTAAAGAACAACTTGGTGATTTATCTGACGAATATTATTTTAAGTGCTATGCTGTTGATGCTCAAGGAATTATTTACGAGAACTGATTATGGAAGTTAAAGTTTATACTGCTGCTGGATGTGTTCATTGCACTCATATTAAAACTTTATTGAAAAGAGCTAACTTAGAGTGGGAAGAAGTTGAGATTGGAAAAGACATTACGATGGAAAAATTCAAATCTCAATATCCAACTGTCGATCATACACCATTTGTGATTATTGATGGACAAGAATTTGTCGGGATTGTTGATGTTGCTAAAAAATTCTTAAAAGAAGGAATTGTAGAAGCACCAAAATTTTCTGAACCAGAATAATTATGGAAAAAATTGATTTGTTTTCCTGCCCGTTGTGGCAGTTTGATGTGCCTGTGTTCTTTGATCTTAGAGAAGAATGGATTAAAGAAATCTATGAACTAAAACATCTGATGCCAACGATGCTGATTAGCAACAGAGGTGGTTGGCAGTCACCAGATTTATTTGGTATTGATTATCGTTCAAATTATCTAAAAATTATTCTAAACAAAATTGTTAAGACAGTTGAGAATAATTTATTTGCAACTGGATATAAGTTAGAAGTTGATGGCATGTGGTATAATGTTAACCACAAAGATTGTTATAATGATCTACATGATCACCCAGGTGCAGATCTTGCAAGCATTTTCTATATTAAAATTCCTAAAGAATCTGACAAAGCAGGTGATTTGATGTTCATGGATCCTTTCAATTACAATCAATCGAATCTTCACGAATCGATTAACCCAAAGATGCCAGTCCGATCTCATAAAGTAACCCCAACTGAGGGGAGATTTTATATGTTTCCTGGTCATCTACTTCATCGTGTTGAACCAAACCAAACAAATGAAGATAGAATTTCAATCGCATTTAACATGAATATTATTAGACCATGACAGTAAAAATTCTAAAGCTTATTACAGGTGAAGAGATCGTCTCTTTAGTTGAAGATGTGGTAGATGAAAATGATACTAAAGTTGGATTTAATCTGACGTTTCCATATCAAGTCATTCTCAAACCAATTGTAAATGAGGAAGGGCAGACAAAGTTTGATATTAATTATGTTGCATGGATGTCAACCTCTGGAAATGCTACATTTACTTTGACATATAGTAGCGTGATTGCAATTGGTGATCCATTACCAGAAGTGGAACAACTGTATAAAGAACGTTATGATGAGATGTTCTTGACAGAACCAGAAGAATAATCTATACTGTATTCTCTATTCGGAAATAGCGAATGAAAGTCCCATCTGAAATTGAGCTGAAGCATTTACAACTTCAGGCTCTCCTTCGTGACAATAATATTCCAGATAATGAATTGTCATATATTGGTGTGCGAGAGTATCCCGAGACATTCAAGGCACATCCAGAGTATCACGGTACGTTACAACATTGGTATCTGATTGCTGGTGAGCATGAGGTGCCTGTGTGTGATATTGGGTCAGTTGATGCCGTGGACGATTAGGAAACTGGCACAAGCAACCTCGTGCCCCCCTTCTCATGCCCTATACTATTCTCATCAACCAAACGAACCGAACCGATGATCGATCCGCAACTCCCGAACCCGATGACCGATCTACAACGCCGCTGCCTGGACCTTGCTGATGAGATGGCACAGGAGA